CACTTCGCTTCACAGTGGCACCCGCCGCTGCCGAGTATCGGGCGGTTGTAATCGGGTGAGTCGGAAGTCGCTGACTCCGATTGTTCTTCCTGGCTATCCGACGCAGCCCTTAGAGGCAACGCCGAAGCAGTACGTAGACGATCAGATTGCGGCAGTCGAACTAACTCCCGGTCCTCCCGGTCCCGAAGGCGCGCAGGGCGACCCAGGACCGCAGGGAGCTACCGGAGCCACCGGAGCCACCGGAGGGGTCGGATTAACCGGACCTCCCGGTCCCGAAGGCGCTCAGGGAGCCGACGGTGGAGAAGGTCCGCCAGGACCGCAAGGCGAGCCAGGAGCGCAAGGCGAGCCGGGAGCCGATGCGCCGATAGGCACTTATCTTCCGCTGGCGGGCGGGACCATGACCGGAGACATCGTGCTCGCCGCTGATCCCGATACTCCGATGGAACCGGCGACCAAGCAATACGTCGATGCCGCGATTTTGGGTGGTGGAACCCCGCACATCATTGATGCGTTAGAACCGCCCGATCCGGTCGATGGGCTGCTCTGGACCCACCCCACCGAAGAGGCCACCCTTCCCATTTTCCCGGTGGGAGTTGTAGTTCCGTTCGCCGGAGGAAGCGGATCAGTGCCTTCCGATTTCCTTCTCTGCGATGGGCAGTTGGTTAGTCGCACCACCTACGCCACCTTGTTCGCTGTGGTCGGCACCACCTATGGAGCAGGCGACGGCACGACGACCTTTGCCGTTCCCAATATGCAGGGCGTGTTTCCCATCGGGGTTGGCACCAAGGCTCCCGACACCTATGCGCTCGGGGCGACAGGCGGGGAGCCACGTCACCAATTGTCGGGGGGAGAAGTTGGGGCGCACTCCCACACCATGCCTCACACCCATGACGTGAACCCACCGAACACGGCGACCACCGGAGCCGATGTCAGTCACACCCACACCATGACTGACCACACGCACACGATGCCTCACACTCACAACATCGCTGGATCGTTTATCTCCGATGTGTCGGCCACCGGTTCAGCGGCTCGACTGAGAAGCACCGGCTCAATGGCTACTGAGGCTTCGTCGGCTGCGAACACCGGCAATCCGACCAATCCGCAGACCGGCGGTCATTCGGCTAATCACACCCATGATGTGAATATCGCGCAGTTTGAATCATTGGGATCGAATACGGCAAGCACCGCAGCGTCGGCGGCGGCAACCGCCCATGAGAACCGTCCTCCATACTTGGCTCTGAACTTCATCATCAAGGCGAAGGCGAGCTAATGCCTCCGATTACAAGAATTTGGGACGCTGACAATGGCGTGTGGCAATTGGTCGGCGGAACAGTTGGCTCGGAAGTCTCCGGTCAAGGTTTGTATCTCCCGGTAGCGGGCGGGACCATGAGCGGGCCGCTGGTTCTGGCGACCAATCCAACCGTCGATAACCAAGCGGCGACCAAGGCGTATGTTGATTCGGTTGCTGGTGGTGGCGGGGGTGCTCTTCCCACCGGATTGATTTCAGCGTTCGGCGGCTCGACTCCACCAACCGGCTTTCTTATGTGTGATGGGGCCGTGGTTTCCCGAACTACCTACGCCACCTTGTTCGGTGTGATAGGGACGGCATATGGAGCGGGCGACGGCTCGACCACGTTCAAGCTCCCCGATTTAATTCGACGGTTTCCTCTTGGAGCAGGCACAACAACGGATACGCCGCGAGCAGGAACTTCTGCGCTTGGTGTAGCCGGTGGAACCATCAACCACACCCACACCGGACCAGCGCATTCCCATACCACTGCCACTCATAGCCACAGCACGCCCAACCACGTCCACGATCTAGGGAATAGCACATCATCGGGTGCCGGGGCTGGAACCACAGCATCCGGCGGACACTCCCACAACCGGACTCCGTTCAATGTCTCTACGGATTCTCACGGTCATACCTTCTCCGACACCGGCTCCGATTCATTCGGCACTGGCGGCGCGAGTGCGGCGGTTGGCTCCCTTAGTATTGGTGGTGGCTCGACGACTTCGGCGGCGAGCACAAGTCACACCCACTCTGGCTCGGTGGCGGTTGGGGTGAGTGGAAGCACTTCATCGGATTCTCACACTCATACCGTTCCTGAATTCAACACAGCCGCGGTTGGCGATCATTCGCACACCATCGGGGCGCACGCTCACGACTTGGGAAACAGCACTGATAGCGGAGGCGAAACCACCGGCAACACTGCCCCGAGCACGAATGCAACCACTTACACGGCTGAGACTGGGACTGCCCAACCGTCCTACCAAGTGGTCAATTACATAATCAAGACTTAGGAGGAATCGTGGACGAAGACCGCGTTGTCGATGGAGAAGTCACTGCGCCGGATACCGTGTTGGAAGGATTGGTCAAAGAGAACCAGCTTTTCAAATCGTGGATAATTGGAATGGTCACTCAATGCGAAGGCTGCACCGAAGAGGCGACCAGATGGGTTGAGTCGATGGAACCGCTCAAACAGTTCAAGCACCCCGAGTCGTGATGTGGAAGTTTTTAGAAACTCGCTCCGTCGTGGAGGTAATGACTCTGGTTTTCACCTTCCTGATCGCGTTCGTGATCGTGACCGGAGCGGTAGCCGTCGTCGTCGCAGAGATTTTTGATCCGACCAATGACACTTCCCAAGTGGTCGATGGATTGACTTCGATCATTACTGGAATCTTGGGTGCGCTCTTAGGTTTGCTGGCAGGGAAGTCGGAAGCGGTGAACACGCCGCCGCCGTCGTTCCCGACCGATGAAACTCATGGGGAGCACATGCAGTGACGGCAACCCGAGCTATCAGTCTCTTGTCGGTGATTTGTGGAATGGTGCTTGTCGCCTTGGTCGGGCTATTCACCTACCAGGCGATTGCCCAATCCCCGACTGAAGCCCAAGCCCCCATTACCGAGACGACTACCACCAACACCAGCACCACGGCGAGCACGACTTCCAGCACAATTCTCAACGGCACGACGAGCAGTTCTAGCAGCACCACCACGACGGAGCCAACGGTGTTGCAAGGCCCAATCGGTCCCGCTGGTCCGCAAGGTGAGACTGGTGAACAGGGTCCAACCGGACCCCCTGGACCCCAAGGCGAGCAAGGCGATAGAGGATTTACAGGTGACGACGGTGCTCCCGGTTTGCAAGGCGAGCAGGGAGTCCAGGGTGAGTCAGGAGCGCCAGGAGCGCCAGGAGCCGACTCGGATATCCCAGGACCGCCAGGACCGCCAGGACCGCCAGGACCGCAAGGTGAGACGGGAGCACAGGGTCCGCCAGGGGTCGGTTGCCCCGCAGGATTTGAATTAGTGGCGGTTGGTGTCCACCAGCGAGTGCCAGTCGATCAAGACCTCACGATCTTTGTTTGCGCCTTGTCGTGAGGGGCGCTCAATGATCGACGGAGCGGTTCGACCGTCTCTTGGTACTGGTCGTGGTTCGATGTCTGAGAAGGCCAGAGTTATGAGAATCAGCCAAACTATCGCTACCACCACTGCCAGCACCGTTCTCATGGGTTATGGTGCAGTGAACAGACACAAAGTCACAGGAGGGTAAACGCTGTGTGGGGCGATAACGATTTGGAACGAGAGCCGACACAGCCGGTCGAAGAGCCGGAGCCGGAGCCTGTACCCGCTCCCCATCCTCCCGAACCGGACGACTTCGACGAAGACACTGAGCCGTCCGAACCCGATCAATCCGAAGAGGAAGAGTGACGCATGGTTATCAATCTCGACTCCATTCTGAAGTTCGTCGCAATCATCGCCTTGATTTTGGCGAGCATTTGGCTCGCCGTCACTATTTGGTAACTGGCATCTGAACAAACGCGGTGGCTAGTGTCACTGCCAACGTCCTAGACCTTGACTCCGAACTGACGCTGACTCACGTTCGTCGGAGAAGGGACAGGATTCAGAATGGTCATGCTTCACAACACGGTCGTCGATGCGCCCGACCTGCTTGCTACGAAGCACAATCTCATGGACGTGGGATTCAAAAACGTCCCACAGGATCGGTGGGAAAACGGAGTCTCTTTCAACCCACAGGGCTGCTTCGACGTTCATACGTGGGGATTGAACTGCCCACCGGAGGACAAGTCTCTCAGCGACCAAGAATGTCCCGATGCCGTCACCTTTCTTCCCTTCATCGTGGAGTTCGGTGTCACCTACATGGGCCATGAGGAAGACGGCGAACTAGAGAAAGAGCTACGAGCCAAGACTTCAGCCGCCGTCGAAAAGGCGATTTGGGCCGGAACCACAGGTTTTGAGGCCGGTAGCGAGAATCCCATTCTCAGTGACGGCGATGATGTCACTGGCGCTACTTCCCCGCGAGAGATGCTTGCGCTTTTGGAAGCCGAGCTTTACGACAAGGGAATGCAGGGCGGAACAATTCATCTCTCGGTCTTCGATGCGGTCATGGCGGAAGGTGCGATGGACGAGAAGGACGGCAAGCTCTACTCCACCGTCACCGGGAATCCAATCGTGGTCGGAAACTACCCGAAGGGGTCGGCTGCAATTCACGGCGGGGAAATCGACGTGTATGCCTCTGACGAATTCACTTTCGCGTCTTACGACGACCGACGGGCGAACCAGATCATCTACAAGGTGGAGCGGTTAGTGCTCGCCGTCTGGAATCCCTGTCACGTTTTCAAAATCGGGTCGTGAAGTTCTTCGATGAAGACGGCGGGCGGCTACCGCCCGCGGCGAATGCTCACCGTGCCATGCACGGCGCAGCCAAGGTGCTCGACCTCACCAAAGCTCGGGACGAAGCCCGACGACCGGAGGCATGGCAGACCGCGGCGTGGCAGTTCTACGACGCAATCGGTGAGCTTCACTTCGCCTACAACTTGGTCGGGCAAGTGCTCTCTCGTATTCGGCTCTACGTGGCAATCGTGGACGATCCCGACTCGGCTCCAATACGAAGCACCACGTTCGTCAAGACATTGTCCGAAGAGCATGACGTGTGGCCCGAGAACACTGCCGAGATTGTGAACTACGCCGACGACGTTCTCCAAGACCTTGTCGTCAATTCACCGGGGCAAGGCGGCGGACTGCTTCGGGAACTTGGGATCAATCTCTCGGTGACGGGTGAGGGGTACTTGGTCAAGAACCAGAAGTCGTGGTCGATTGCCTCCACCGACGAATTGAAAAAGGCAGAAAGCGGGACGGGCTACACCATTCAGAAGTCCCGTCGGGCCACTTCAGTCAATGGCAAGGACGAAGAGAAGCTACCGGCGAACGCCTTTGTCGCCCGTATCTGGCGACCGCATCCCCGCTACTCGGCGGAAGCGGATTCCTCCATGATCGGTGTGCTGGATTCGTGCGAGCAGTTGGTGCTTTTGGAACAGGCGATTCGGATGATGACACGCTCTCGGATGAATGCCGGAGTGATCTTCATTCCCGATGGACTCTCTGCCGGGGTGGACGACGACAACCCCGAGAGCATCGAAGAGGCACTAATCAACGCCGCTATTTCGCCCCTAGAGGAAGAGTCGGCAGCGACATCGGTGGTTCCTCTGGTGGTGACGGGTCCGGCTGCTCTCGGCAAGGAATTGAAAAAGATCGACTTGGGCCGTCCCGTAGACGAACAGATGGTTCAGCTTGCCGAATCCACTCTCGACCGAATCCTGCAAGGAATTGACGTTCCGAAATCTGTGGTGCAGGGCTTGTCCGATGTCAAGTTTTCAAATGCAATCATCATCGACGACAACCTCTACCGAGCGCACATCGAACCATTGGCGCTGATGATTGTTGATGCACTGACCACGGTGTATCTCCGTCCCGTTCTCAGAAAGCAATTCCCGGCGGAGGTCGAGAAGGACTCCACGATTTTGAATCGGCTTCTGGTCTGGTTCGACCCGAGCGCCATTGTCACCCGACCCGACAAGAGCACGGCGGCGAATGAGGGCTACGACCGCAACATTCTGTCCGAGCAGGCGTGGCGGGTGGCTCGCGGATTCAGCGAGTACGACAAGCCGACCGAAGACGAGCTTTTGAGAAAGGTGGCGCTGACCCGAACTCAGGTTCCGCCCGACATCGCCGCCGCTCTGATCGAACGTCTCGCACCCGCTTTCTTCGCTGCGCTGAGAGGGGAGGGCCAGGAGGAAGCCGGGATTCCCGACGACATCTCGTCACTACTGGAAGGTGGCGAAGGCGGGAACGGGATGAACGAACTCGGTGAGATGTTTCGGTCAGAGACAAATCCCGCTGGTGGTCTGACTCCGAGCGATGAAGCAATGCAGGGCGGGGAAGTTCAACCGGGAGGAAATCTCCCGCCAAGGGAGGAAGTCACCAGGCCATGAG